GTTGGTTCAGGTCATGTACGAGATGGTTGGGAAGATCAAGATCCAAACCATTATTATTCAAGACACCCTGAATACAGACCAAAAGATTGGCCTGAAGGTAAACAACCCATGTATAAATATGTATCTAAATATTTTTTACCTGTGTATCAGTTAGATATTCAAGGAGTTATTGATTTAGATAAAGACAGTTATGAACATTATGGTTCTACTTTTCAACATATTAATAATCAATGGAAAAGAGTATTTAAAACTCAACAAAAAAACCATCGATTTAAATATTACGATAAAAATAAGTTGTTTAAAGATATGGATGTTCAACAATCTAATAACCCAGAACTTATTCAATTTGCAAAAAAACAAATGGATAACTTTGAAAAACGTAAAGCGCAAGTTTTATTACGTAAATTACAATCTTAGGAGATTTTATGAATGATTCTTTTGTACGTGCACGATCACGTCTTATTCTTGACAGTCCATTTTTTGGTACCTTATGTCTTAGACTCAAACCTGTAGAGCGTGACGATATAGATACAGGTGCCACTGATGGTAAACATTTGTTTTACAATCCTATCTGGTTTGAAAAACTTAGACCCGAAGAACGTATAGGTTTTCTTGCTCACGAAGTTATGCATGTTGTATTTATGCATCACACACGTAGACAAGAACGCCATGCAGAAAAATGGAATGTGGCTGCAGATTACGTTATTAATCTTATTCTTAAAAGTAATGCTTTTATTCTTCCATCGGGTGGTCTTCTCGATGAACAATACGCCGACATGACTACCGAGCATGTATACAGTATATTGCCCGAACCTCCAGAGGGCTTTGGCGCCCTGTTGAGTGCTAAAGGTGCTGGCGATGTTCTAGACCACCCTGATGCAGGATCCAGTGAATCTGTTGGTGCTGTTGAATCTCAACTAACTGTTGCAATACAACAAGCAGCTGAACAAGCAAGAGCACAAGGCAAACTACCTGCTAACATGAATACTCTTATTGAAGATATTGTAAAACCTAAAGTTGATTGGCGTGCAGTACTTGCAAGATTTTTGCGGGCTAATACCAATTCTGATTTTAGTTGGATACGGCCTAACCGACGTTTTATCTGGCAAGGTATGTATCTTCCTTCTATGTACAACCCTTGTCTTGAAGAAATTGCTATTGCAGTTGATACATCTGGTTCAGTAAGTGATGAAGAATTACAAACTTTTACCAGTGAAACATCTCATATTTTGCGTGATCTAAGTCCAGAACGTATCCATTTTATTCAATGCGATACTGAAGTTCACAAAGATGATGAATACACACGTGAATCATTACCACTCAAAGTTGAGTACCAAGGTCGAGGCGGAACTATGTTTAGTCCTGTTATTGATTACATTAACGAAAAGCACCCACGTGTAGCTGCGTTAGTGTATCTCACTGATTTAGGTTCAGACGACTTTGGAGATCAACCCCCTTATCCAGTTCTCTGGGTAACTACAGAAAAAGGAGAAGCGCCTTATGGTGAAATCATCGAAATTTGAACAGCACGCTAAAGAATTTGGTGTATCTGTTCTAACTGGAGGTGCAGTAGTTCTTGGCTTATTAGCCATTGCAACATCATTGCATCATTTTATTATGCTAGTGGGCATCCTAGTTGCTATGGGATGTACTGCTTATTTATTGTGGAGACTAACTGATGGGTAATATTATCGCATCTGCAACAACCGCTCTATGGATTCTCATTGAGCTAATTCAATTTGCCTATATGGCATACCTTATGTGGAGGGACAAAAACAATGTTATGGATAGGCATTTTCAGCGCGCTAGGTCTGTTGCTGCTGGCGCTTAAAGCTGGCGGTCGTAAGACTATTGGTAATGATATTTTTGTTGACGTACTAATTACCGTCACACTTATGGTGTGTTTTTACGGCACATTCAGCGGCATGGCTGCTGCCATGGTTGGTGGTTTATGTGCGTCAATTACTTTATTTATTATGAAGAAAACTATGGTCCATGAAAAACTTGTAGTTGAGAAAAAACCAATGAAGTTTTACAAACTTGACCTTAGTAAACCAACAATACGTTGGAAAGAATATCAACCAGACTGGCGTAAATAAAAGGTTCCCTAACTTCCTTACTCATTAAGGAACCTTTTAAAAGATTAATTTACGATACGTAAATCCACATTTCTAATGTGCCAGTCGCAACATCACTACCTGGAGCTACTTGACAGGTGATATCAATAGTATCATCTGAAGAGTACTCTACAGGTGCCATGTTTGCATCTTGATGATCTTCACCACCAGCTTGGCCGATTGTTGAACCATCAATATACTTATCAGAATCAGACCCGTCACCGACGTCTAATACTAATGAAGTAGCCCCATCTAAATCAGAAGATTTGATTTTGATGTCATGTAAAGTTTCACCAGCAAAGATATCTACCATTTGGTAAACATCAGCAGCATTAGGTGCAGCAGTTACATTAAATTTAGCATATCTAACACCAATCGCTCCACTTGGAAACGGTTTGAATGATTGATTGCCACTAACCATGTCACTTGAAAAAGTAGCCATAATTTCACCTTTATTGTTATATAACACTTAATTGTGTCATACTTAAAAAACATAAAGCATTCAGGATGAATGTCAACTAAAAATTATGGATGATTTTCAATGTCAAAAGTTTACGTAAAACGTAATCCAGTACACCCCTACCGATATTCAGATCCAAACGATCTACCATTTATACAATGGAAATTAGTTAGTAAAGGCATAGCTTTTAATATGGTCCATAGTAAACAAATTGGTTGGGAACGAGCAAAGAAAAACGAATATGAACAATGGTGCATGCAAATGCAAAAGTTTAAGGAGAAACTATGACTGACTATTGTATAAAAGCTAGTGAAACTAGATCACGAGATATATGGATAACAGACGCAAAGTCTGAAAAAGAAGCTAAAACAAAAGCCGAAATTATATTTCAAGAAGATTATTTTAACCCTGAGAAAGATACTATTAGTTATAACTTTCATAGATATTTAACCCGCCCTACAAAAAAACGAGATCCTTATGAATAAAGTTTATTTAGACTTTGAAACTTATTATGATACTGAACTTTCATTATCAAAGCAGACTACATTGCAATATGTACACCACCCAGAATTTAAAATCTGGGGCGTAGGTATTAAATTTAATAATGAACCCACAGAATGGTTCGGTGAAGATGAATATTTAGATGCATTACAAGAGATCCCCTGGGAAGACTGTGCTGTAATTTGTCACAATACTCTATTCGATGCTTACATACTTACACAACACCTTGGTTTATATCCAGCATACTATTACGACACAGCTGCCATGGCCCGTGGTTTGTATCCAAATCAATCTGCGTCTTTAAAAGCGACCGCTGAACGTGTATTTCCTAACGATGAAACTATGCGTAAAGGAGAAGAGTTAATTAATGCAAAAGGTATACGTGATTTAAACCCCGAACTAGACGAACAAATTGGAGGGTATTGTATACAAGACGTAGATTTAACTTATGCAATCTTTCAACAATTTATACAAACATACCCTCAAGAAGAATTAGATGTAATAGATCTCACCTGTCGTATGTTTGTTGAACCAAAACTTACATTAAACAGTGAACTATTAATAACCCACAAAGAAGAAACAAAACAAAGAACTTTAAATCTTATTGAAAAATCTGGCGTAACAAGAGATGTACTTGCATCTCAAAAAAAGTTTGCTGAACATTTAGAAAGTTTAGATATTACTGTACCAACAAAGAAAAGCCCTAATACAGGACAACAAATCCCTGCTTTTAGTAAAACAGATTCTGCATATATACAAATGCAAAACATGTATCCAGAATACAAACACTTATGGGACGCCAGGGAAGCTGTAAAATCACGACTAGAAGAAACCCGTGCACAAAGATTTTTAGAAAACATTAACCCTGATGGTACATTTCCAGTACCGCTTAGATATTATGCAGCGCACACTGGGCGTTTTGGTGGTACAGACAGTCTTAATTTACAAAACTTACCCAGAGGATCTGTCTTACGTAAAGCACTTACAGCTCCTGAAGGTCAACGTTTATTTGTTGCTGATTTATCAAACATCGAAGCGCGTATGCTTGCATGGTTGTCTAATCAACAAGATTTACTTAACGCATTCGCTGCTGGCCGTGATGTGTACAGTGAATTTGCTTCTCAAATTTATGGAAAACCTGTAACAAAAGCTGACAAACTAGAACGTTATGTTGGTAAAACAGCTATTTTAGGGCTGGGTTATGGTATGGGCCATGAAAAATTTAAATATACTCTTAAAGTTGGTACTCCTTCCGTTGATATTACAGAAACTACTGCTATGTCAATTGTTAGTCAATATCGAGCTATGTACCCCAACATACCACAGCTGTGGAATGCATTTAAATATCATTTATTTACTATGGCTGTAACTAACAAAGATAATAAAGTTCCTTATGGACCTTTGTTTATTAAATCAAAAGCTATTGAGCTGCCAAATGGTATGCATTTAAATTATCCAGGACTTATTTATGAAAATGGCAATCATATGTATAACTCAGGTAAAACAATGATTAAAACATATGGGGCACGCCTTGTAGAAAATGTAGTACAAGCGTTAGCCCGGGCCGTAATTGTTGAACAAATGTTAGCTGTGCACCGAATGCCTGAAGTATCAGTTGTATTACAAGTCCATGATGAGATTATATCTATTGGGTCAAATATTAATCCAGACGAGACACTTAACAAAATTATAGATATAATGAAAACACCTCCTCTTTGGTGTTCAGATTTACCACTTGACGCAGAAGGAGGACATAGTCAACAATATGACAAATGAAAAATTTAGTTTTAACAAGAAAAAAGGGGGATTCAATTATTCTACAACAAGATGATCAGGAACTATGTAAAGTAACTGTTACTCATGTAGGCCTTAAACAAGTTAAACTTGCTTTTGAAGCAGATTCATCAGTTATCATTGACAGGGAAGAAGTATACAATTTAAAAAATAAAACATAGGAGTTAAACATGGAGCTAGTTTTCCTCAAAGCCAAGCAAAAGCTTGCAAAAAAAATATCTAAACAAGGAGTGACACCTTATCCACTGATTAAAAATTTTACATCAGTACACAAATCAATCAAAAAAGATCCAAGTAAGTTATTAACAGAACTTACAAAAGCGGCCTCAGCTGGTATGTGTTTACACAAAGGACCCCTTAAACGTGAGTTAAACAACGAACCTCGAGCGTTGATGACGGACCGTGTAGCATCAACTCATTTACTTGTTCTTGATTTTGATAATATTCAATTACCTTTACCAAAGAAAACTGAATTAAACACACAAGACCTAGAAAATTTAGCTGAACAACTTGTACAGCAATTACCTCCTGAGTTTCACGATGTAACATACATTGCACAAGCCAGCGCTTCATTAGGATATAAAAAAGAATCTGTTTCTTTACACATCTTTTTTATATTAGAAAATTCTATACACCCCAAAGTATTAAAAGAAGCACTTAAATTATTAAATTATGAAACACAATTTTTAGCAGAACGATTAACTCTGTCTGCAAATGGTCAAAGTTTATCTTACAAACTTGATCCAGGCGTAGCTGACAACTCTAAAATTATTTATATTGCACCCCCTACTTTTATTGATGGTGTAAAAGATCCAATACAAGGTTCACGTTTTGTGTTAATCAACCGTGGATCATCAACCTTAGATCTTTCTACATTATTGTTTTCTGTTAACCCAGAACGAGTGCACAACTTAGGCGTACAAATAAAAGATAACTTAAGAAAACAATTAAACTTACCAAAGAAAACAACTAAAACCAGCACAATTACTATTGCTGGAGAACCACAAGAGGTATTACAAAACCCTGATAAGATGACAATCGAAGTAAGCAGGGTTGCAGAACCTTATGTTAATTGTAATGTTAATGGCGGTGACAGTGCTGGATATTATTTTTTATTAACGAGCCCACATTACATGTATAACTTTAAAGGTGAACCTATTTGGGAAATACAAAAAGCAGATCCAGACTTCTATAAAAATATCTTTGAAATATTTGCAGACAAAATAGATCAGGATAAAAAGTTAAGACCAATTGCTTTAAGAGATTTTTACACTGACACTTATTACAACGGAATTTATGATGAAACAATTGAACAATTTACAGACGAATACCCACTTACTCCAACAAATAAACAATCGATTGAAGATTTTATGCGTTCTCATAGTCGCCCTCCCTTGGATTACGTTCCTGACGCTCGGGTTGTATTTGACCCGTCTGTTAATAAAGGTATCCAGTTAGAAGAAGCACCTTACTATGTAAACTTATATAGAAAAACTCCTTACATGTTACAAGCATCAGAAGATGCACCTGAATTAGAATATGGGACAGCACACAAACTTCACAGCGCAGCTCCCTTAACTGCGAAGTTGTTGTCCCATGTTCTTGGCTCAGGTAAAACAGAGTTTGAACACTTTATTAATTGGCTTGCATACATTTACCAGAATAAACGCAAAACAATGACAGCATGGATTTTTACTGGTGTACCAGGCACCGGTAAAGGGTTGTTAATCCATAAAGTACTTAAACCTTTATTTGGTGAACAACAAGTACCAATGCGAGCGCTAGAAAACATAGAAGAACAATTTAATTTATACATGAGAACAGCGCTCTTTCTTGTAGTTGACGAATTTAGGATGGCAGATTCAGGTTCAGTTGGTAAAATGGCAGATAAATTAAAACATCAAATAACAGAACCTAATCTTACTATTCGCGCAATGCGTACAAACCAAATTGAGCTGCCAAGTTTTTGTAATTTCTTATTTCTTACTAATAGAGGCGATGCGGTAAAAATAGAAGATGGGGATCGTCGTTACAATGTAGGCCCCAGACAAGAAGTAAAATTAGAAAAAGCTCATCCTGAGTTACTTACAAACATGACGCAGCTAGAGACTGAGTTGTACACTATAGCAGGGATATTAAATAAGTTTAAAGTAGATCAACGCATGGCACATACTGCGTTAGAAAATGAAGCTAAAACACAAATGAAAGAAATTTCTATGTCAGTACTTGAAGAGTTTGCTTTTGCAATTCGACAACGTAATCTCGAATATTTTATTGATGTATTAGAAATACCACTTACAAACACTTTTGACGCCGGTGGTATAAGTACAGCACAACGCTATGTTAAGGATTGGGTTGCACGTGTAGGTCAAGACATGTGTATACCTATGTCTCACTTTAAATTAGTTTACGATATTCTTACCGATAGTCGTAATAAACTTTCACAAAGAGACTTTACTAAAGCAATGTCTAGACTAAATATAACTACAGCTGTCAAGCGCATACAAAGTAAAACAGTCAGGGGGGTTGTATTAACTTGGAAATTAACTAATACTATACGAGAAGACATAATAGAAAATCATTTTGAAGAAAACGATTTAAAATTAATTAAAGAGAGTTAATATTATTCAATGAGTGAGCTTGTACAAAACAAGCGTCCAGATCAAATAGATGTCAAAGAACTGGACAAACCCACGGAACTGGGCCTAATACCTGCATGGTCCCATTCGGCTTTAAAAACATACGAAGCCTGTTCCTATAGATCTTACATTGCTAAAGTAAAAAAAGTACAAGAAGACTTTGGACCAGCAGCTGCGCGTGGTACTAATATACATTTACAAGCAGAAGATTATGTTAAAGGAGAACTTACTGAATTTCCTGATACCCTTAAAAAATTTGAACCTCAATTCGAAAAGCTCAAAACTCTTTTTGCAGATGCAAGAGTTGAACTTGAAGGTGAATGGGGTTTTACAATTGATTGGGAACCCTGTGGTTGGATGGCTCCTGAAGTATGGGGTAGAGTTAAATTAGACGCTATTGTACATGAAACAGAAACATCAGCGCGAGTCATTGATTATAAAACAGGTAAACAATTTGGTAATGAGATAAGTCATTCACAGCAAGCTTTAACTTATGCTATAGGAAGTTTTATGCGTTACCCAGAATTACAAAGCGCTAATACAGAAATATGGTATTTAGATCATGGAACAACTATGGAACAAACATATACAAGAGATGAAGCTATGATGTTTATGCCAACATTACATGAACGCGCAATAACTATGACTACTGCTACAAAATTTCCACCAAACCCTAGCAATTACAATTGCAAGTGGTGTTCGTATGGTAAGGGTGAATACCCTATTTGCGAATGGGGAATAAAATAAGTATAATAAATACTTAACAACGAACAAATAACAACGAGGAACGAATCATGGAAGATATTCCTGCTTACGAGCATCAAACAGAAACCACTAACTTTATTCTATCTCACCCACGCTGTCTTATTACATCAGATCCAGGTACCGGTAAAACACGAGCCGTGCTTGATGCTATTACAAAAATACCAGGCCGCACTCTTGTACTTGCACCTTTATCAATACTTGAAGCTGCTTGGGTTGAAGATATAATAAAGTTTCAACCAACTATTAAATATGGAGTAGCATATGCTAAAAACCGTAAAAAAATATTTTCAGACCCTTCCCACGAAATGGTCATTACTAACTTTGAAGCTGTCAATTTTTTACACAAAAATAAAAATCTTCTTAGCGGATTTAATAAAATCGTTATTGATGAATTTACCGCTTTTAAAAATAGAGAAGCAAAACGCTCAAAAAATCTCAAACAAATTATCAACCAGTTTGATTATAGGATTGCCATGTCTGGTACTCCTAATAGTAATTCTATTCTAGATCTCTGGCACCCTGTATTACTTATTGATGACGGTAAGCATTTAGGCGAACGTTTTTTTGCTTATCGTAATCAAGTATGTACTCCTAAATTTAATGGCTTTGCAAACGAATGGATTGACAAACCAGGTATTGAAGAAACTATAGCAAAACAACTTGGCGATATTACCATTCGTTATAAACTAGAAGATTGTGTAGATCTCCCACCAAACATTGTACGAACTGTACGCACACATTTATCTCCTCAAGTTCAACAAATGTACAAAACATTCGCGGAAGAGAGTGTTTTGTATACACAAGCCGGTACTATTAATGCTGTACACGCAGGGGCCCGAGTTAAAAAGTTACTACAACTCATCTCAGGTGGTGTGTATGATGAAGAAGGTCAAGTTCAATATATTCATCAAGAACGCTACAACCTAGTTATAGATCTTATTAAAGAACGCAAACATTGTATTGTAGCGTTTAATTGGAAGCATGAAAGAGATGCACTTATAGAACAAGCAGAAAAAGAAAAACTTTCCTATGAAATTATTGATGGTAGTGTTCCTGCTGAAAAACGTATAGGTATTGTACAAAGATTTCAAGCGGGTCAAATACGTGTACTTTTTTGTCATCCTCAATCTGCTGGTCATGGTCTTACTCTTACAAAAGCTACCACAGCAATCTGGTGTTCTCCTACATATAACGCAGAACATTTTCAACAATTTAATAGACGTATACATAGAGCTAGTCAAACGCAAAAAACTGAAACAATACTTATTGCAGCCCATAAAACCTGGGAAGAAGATGTGTATGCAAAACTAAATGGTAAGCTAGGTAAAATGGAGAATTTGCTCCACATATTAACAGGATTACAAAATGGGAATAAAGGAAATACAGCTCAGCATTGAGATTATGGAAACTGTAGAAGAACTAAGAAAGCGTCCACCTGATGCTATTGCAACAGCATTAGTATTTGTTATATCAGAACTTATGGTATTACGTGGAGATACAGACCCAGATAAATTAGAAGAATTAGTTTTACAGGCTGGCAAGGAAGCCATTACATTAACAGACGGAGTGTTTCTTGCGACACCCCCACACAGTACGGAGACTATACATTGAACGACGAAACACGAAACATGGATGACATGTTAAATGATCTCGCGGATACGCGAACCAAATTAGCTAATTTGCTAGAACAAGAAAAAATCTTTAAATCTAGAAAATTAGAATTAGAAACACAAATCGCAACCACACTAAAGAATCAAGGGATTGATCGAGTGGGGAATGATGCGTGTACCGTTTCCATTAAAACAGAAACGGTCCCAACGGTAGAAAACTGGGATTTTGTTTACCAGCACATACTCGATACAAAACAATTCGAGCTGCTGCAAAAACGTATGTCAGCAACTGCTTATAGGGAATTGTTACAACTCGGCATGGATTTGCCAGGCGTAACATCAACGGAGTTGACCCGAGTTAATTTCAGGTCAAAATAATATTAACAATATCAACGAAACAAGGAGTACGTACTATGAGTGATATTGCACTAGTAAGTGATAAAGTACCTGCACACGTGCAGGCTGGTGGTGGTCTTGGTAACGAAAACGTTACTGCAGATCACTTGCAAACCCCTAGGGTTAAACAACTTCAACAGTTATCTAATGAAGTTGACGAAAACCACAGTGAATACATTGAGGGAAGCAAACCAGGTGATTTTATCAACACCATAACAAGAGAAAACTACGGAAAAGACATTTACGTAATTAACGTAAAGTTTACTGAAGAGTTTGTCGCTTGGAAAAAACGAGAGAAAGGAGGCGGCTTAGCAGGTATTTATGCTACTGAAAAAGATGCTTTACAAGCTCTCGAGGCCCAAAAAGAGAACCCTGAGGATTATGATATTACTCAGACTCAATCTCATCTTTTAATTAAGAAAGATGAAAAAACAGGTGCACTTGATACACCATTTATCTTTGACTGTGCTTCTTCGAAGCTAAGAGTGTCAAGAGAATGGAACACACAAGTGGCTCGTTTAGGGGGAGATAGATTTTCTTCTTTGTGGAAGATGTCTTCTTCACAAACCCAAAACCGTGCGGGGCAAAAGTTTTTTAACATTGCTGTAGAAAACGTCGGTTGGGTTACTGATGATGATTACGAAAACGCTAAAAAAGTATTTGATAGCGTATCTAAGTAATTATTTTGCTTACATGGTGCGACATATACTGTCGCGCCGTGTATACTAACTTTCAAGATGCCTGATATACAACAAAAAGGATGGTTCTGGGACGATGTAAACAAACGTATGTATCGTTGGCATGACCTACAACTCCTCATGAAAGAGCGAGCACTAAAACTTGAAAGAAAAGGACTTCATCAACAAAATCCACAAAAAACTTCCTAAAGAAATTTATAAGTGGAAAATCAATGATCCATATCATGGCGGAGTACCCGACACTTTTTATTCAGGCCCAGCAGGGTTTGCTTTTTTTGAATACAAATACATACAACAGCTGCCTAAACGTGGTACGTCAAAAATAAAAATTGATCTTTCACCACAACAAAGAATCTGGTTACAAAGACAATATGAATACAGCATGCCTGTGTATTACATTATAGGGGCCCCGGATCTTTGTGTTGTAAGCCAAGATTTTCAAAAAGAATTTTTTACTTTAGATGAGTTTCTCAAGCATGCCATGCCAATTAAAGAATTTATAGACAAAATAAGTAACATATGTTTACATAATAAGGAGGACTAAATGGATTTTGACCCAGTAAACAAACCAATACACTATAACCAGGGTGGTATAGAGTGTATAAGTGCAATAGAAGCAAGTATGACAGACGACCAGTTCGCTGCATATTGTAAAGGCAACGTAATGAAATATCTTTGGAGATATGAACAAAAAAACAAAGGACAAGATTTACGAAAAGCAGAATGGTATCTACAACGTCTAATAAAGGTTGTAGAAAAAAATGATGAGTGAAGAAACACGATTCACTAGACTAACAAAAGCACTTGGCTGTTGTGCAAGCCTTGCAGATTGTCCTTGCATTGGGGTTTGTTCTGTGACGCAATGGGGTGATGAACGTTGTAGGGGTTGTGGAAGAACAGCAACTGAGTTAAAAGATTGGGGGAAATACTCAAATATAGAGAAAAAACTCATAAATTTACGAAATGCGGCTGAAAACTACGATATAAGACAGGTAAAACAGCTAAACCGTGTCACACGCTCTGAGAAGCCCGTCACTGCATTTTAGCTCTTACGATACCTAACGCATTAACCACTGTGAGATCTCTTCAGCACGGGCACGTAGTGAATCCATTTTTTTAAAAAGTGCCAAAAATTAACACTTCCAACGTTTTCTTGCTTGCCTCAACCTTGAATTAGGGTTTTTTGCTGCTTTTGGGAATTTTTTCATTTGACCAGCAGATCTAGCGCAATAAGACTTACGTCTTTTAGCAGCTTTACTACCTTTTTTTACTTTACCAGTAACTGCAGTTTTTAATTTAGACCCAGGATTTTTTCTTCTGTACGCTGCTACTCCAGCTTTGGTCATACCAGCGCCTTTTTTAGTTGGACGGAAATTCTTTTTATTCCGCTTAGGCATATTATCTCTTTTTCTTGGCACGGGTTCTCCTTCTTTTTACAATAGTTTTTACATTTCGTGGCTTACCACCTGGGTTGCCAGCTGCACGTTTACGTTTAACAGCGCTGCGCTTTTGTGCTGCAGTCATGCTATTAGCTTTTGATCTTGGTACACATTTTGGGTACTTACGCTTGCTTTTACCTTTAGCAGATTTTCTACCACATGCTTGATATTTACCTTTTTTCTTTGGTGCACCAATATCAACCCAGTCACCTTTTGGCCCTTTACCAAACCATGCAGTTAATCCACCCGTAGGTTTAGCCATTATCTATACCCACCACCACGTTTTTTATAAGTACGCACTAACCAACCGTTGGCATATGCACTTGGATATACTTTAAACTTACGTTTAGCTTCTGCTTTTACCCTTGCATACAAGCTTGGGTTTGTAGGTGTAGCACCTTTTCTTTTACTAGTTTTTCTTTTAACTGGTTTTTTTGGCATTATTTCTTCTTCCTTGGGCGCCCTCTTTTTTTTGGGGGTTCTGGTTTATCGGGGGTTAAACCCCATTTAAACAATTTCGCATAGCTTTTTTTCATTTTTTTAAAAAACTTTTGAATATATTCCATATAAAAAACTCCAGCCATAATTATTAAAGCTAGTATTATAGTACACCAAATTATGTTCATTTTCTCTTTCTGCGGGATGTTTTTGTGCGTCTGAAAGATCTATTAGATTTTTTAGATTCCATCCTAATATTCTTTACTTTAGCATTTAAAGGGTTGTTATCTTTATGTGCTACGTCTTTACCATCGCCTTTTTTAGCTTTACCTAAGCGCACCATGATACGCCTAGACTTGTTGCGTCCAGCTCTGCGTTTCTTTTGTGTGGGTTTTGAATGGTAGTTATCGTACTCTTTACGATAGTTTCGCTTAGCAGCCACTACTTACCAACTTTGTTCTGGGCCTTTTTGTGTGCAGTTCTAAATGTATCGCCCATAAGCATACGTCTTTTCATATAAGCCATATGTTTTGTAGAGTGATGTTTGCTATGCCTTTTTAAAGAAGCTTCTTGTCGTTTAGAAATGCTTTTCTTTACAACTTTTTGAGAGGGTTTTTTTCTAGTTCTTGCCATTTTTCTTCTCCTCAGTCATAGGTATATTATCAAAATACTCTGAAACTTCTTCTGGACTCATAAGAGTATATTCATCAGTTGAAGATGCATATTGAGGCGGTTTATGCTCAATCTTAATATTTTTTACTTTACCTAAACTTTCGTTAGTCTCTGTCTCACCTTCTTTTGGCTGTCTCATTTTTTATTATTTTTTATGGCTGCAGTAATAATATCACCGCGAGTTACTTTATTAGGGTCTCCATACAAAGAAGCAAGTGTACCTTTTTTTCTTTTCTTTTTACGGGCTTTTGCAGCTTGCATGTATTTTTCGTTAGCCATCTGGTTTCTCCGATGTTGATATTAAAAAATCAATAATTTTTATTTTATCATTTACTTCTGCTAATTGACCCACTAACTTATCTAACTCAACACTATATTCTGTGTGCTCAGGGATGCTAGTTGGGTTGTTCAACAGCACTTCTAAATCTAAACTTATCTTAGCACGTTGGCCGTGCAACACTTCTTTTTGTGCACGAAGCACTCCTAGCTTGTCCATATTTACTTACTTCTTTTTCTTTTTAGTCTTTTTACCATAGCCTTTCATCTTCATAGATTTAGGTTTTTTAGTCATAGACTTCTTTTTACCGTAGGTATATGCCATGTTTATGCCTCCACATTTCATAGTTTTATCTTACTCTATGTCATCATTCTCGGCAACTCCATATATTTGCCAAGTAAAATAACCATCTAAATCTGCTGTTTCCACGGTGTTTTGGTACCACTCAATCACTTTAGCATTAGTTAAAGTATCTATTGGTATAAAATTATCAGGTAATCCATCGTGTCTATAAGAATAAACACCTTCTAAGGGAGAATACATATTTTCTGTTAAAGTTTTTGTTGAGTCTGCTTGATCTACAGCGGTAACTGCTACACAAACTTCTCTAACAATTTGTGTGTTATCTTCACGGCTGCGCGGCATTGTTTTAACACCAACATATTCGTATGTGTAATTAAAATTATGTGTTGACATTATATTTCTGAGAACCTATAAACGCCATATTGAACACTTGAAAGATATCTTGTACCCCCATCCCCCTGAGCTAATATGTACAACCGTAAAGTTCTACTAGTAGAACTTACTTTTCTTACAAGAAAATCTTTTTGTGCCATTTCATTAGTACCATCAAATCTATTTATGGCTGACCAATATTGCGATTGACCTGAGTGATATTGAGCATAACCTTGGTCTGCTGTTGGAATAGTTGGATTAGTTCCATCTGAGTAAGAAAAGTCATTTCTTAATTCAAAGCTTGACCCAGCACCAAATGTTCCATCTCCTGCAACTATAGACAATGTTTTAACTTGCCCCGTGCTTCCAAATACTCTACACATAATATGGTAAACTCCAGGTTCTGTACCAATCGCCGCAACTTGTTTTAGTCTTGGGGTATTACTAGCAAATCCACCAAGAGTTGCTCCTGAAACAGTTGCCGCTGTAAACTCTAAAGTTAAATCGGTTACATTAATTTTGTCAGCAGTAATAGTGTTTGAATTAATTCTATCTGCACTAATAAAACCTGCGGTTATCTTATTGGCATTTAAGTTAGCTATCTTTGCGTCTTGAATAGTTGCATCGGCTATTTTTGCGTTAGTTACCGCTAAATTTTGAATTTTTCCCTCTGTGACAGCTAAATTACCAATCTTTCCATTTGTTACAGCAAGGTTTGATATTTTACCTTCTTCTACAGCTAAGTTAGCAATACGTGCATTTGTTATAGCTCCGTCTTGAATACGTGCACTATCTATAAATACAGTACCGCTACTTACAATAAAAGGCGCTACATTGCTAGACCCACTCCATATTGCAAATTTGTCAGCTTGGAACTGTACGTAGGACTGGGCCCCTGAACCATTGCTCGCGCTTGACCCGATAACCATACCAGCAGCTGACTTACTACCATTCGATTCTGTTGCAACTTGCAGTACAAACATCGCATTTAAATCACCTGTGTGGCTTGCAGTGGTTGTGTTTAAGGTATTAACACTAGCAGTTAAAGTGTTGTTGTTGCTGGTAACGGTGCTACTAAGACTTGATAAAGAACTAGCAGTAGAACTTTGTGCATTTGTAACAGTAACAATATCTGATTGAGCGGTAGCCATAGCCGCAGTTAAAGTACTACCAGTAAAACTAGTAGCGCCAAATAAGTTAACTAGAGTTGAATCACGTCCTGCTACCCAAGCATTGTTTGATGTGTTTCTTGTATAAATTTGACCATCATCTGTATCAAACCAAATATCATTGGGTTGTAAAGCATCACCGTTTGTTCTAGTGCTAGGTTCACTAGAACTTTTAATAATAGTTGCTGCTGTTGTACTTGTAGCTAATAGGTTGTATCCAGGTAAGTCTGCTAGGGTTTCACTTAACTCAGTCATAACTGCTGCTATATCTTGCAGCGTTGTAGCCTCTGCCCCGTTGGTATTGTTAAAAGGACCTTGTACATCAGATGTGCTTACATAGCGCACCCAATAATAATAAGTTTCGTTATACCCTACTTCATCTGTATAGATAAAAGCAGTTGTTGTGGCTCGTAATGTAGCGCCAGCTAAATTATTATCTCTTGAACGCCATATTTCTGTATAAGCATGATTACCATAAGGAGCACTAGCACTTGTACCATTCCAATCTAATATAACTTGAGTAAAAACCCCCGTTGCCGTCAACGATACTGGGGCTGGGGGTATAGATAAATCCCCCGGTCCATCATCAGGAGGACCAAAATCTATTGGCCCTAATCCCGCGTTTGGATCAAAAGGGTTATCAGCAAGTTTTTTAGCAAGACCACTATCAATTAATTCCCGTAAGGTTATTGCTCTATCAAGGGGGTCGCCTAATTGACCTAATCTGACAGCAAGAGCTTCTTGCATAGCTTTTAAAGAACCGGCAAGTTCTTTATCTACTTTAGCGGGGATTGGTTTTAGCCCCGGTAGTTTAGTACCAGTAGTAGCCATTAAATGCTCCTTAGTTCATCAATAGACTCACCAACACAAACCTCGTTCACTATTTTTGCTGAAGAAACCTCTATTGCAAAAGTGCGGTGTACACCCGCCGGTAAACGTACAACAGGTTCATTTATAGTTGTTGCACTAAAGCTAGGTGTTGTGCCTGTAACTGAGTAAACACTGCCAGCTGTACTAATAGTAGCGTTGTAAATAACAGACCCATCTCCATAAACTTTAAGTGTTACAGGAAAAGCTTCTGCATCTACTTTAGCAAATCCCATGCTAGTTGGTTTAGGAGTTACAAACTCTTTTGATTTCCAAGTAAAAGTTTCATTGGTTGCACTACCTTGAAACTTTTTAATATCATCATCAATGATAATGTAAAGTTCATTATCATCGGGATCAGTAAAACCACCAGGCACAGCATTTGATTCACTTAACTCGGTAAAGAGAGGCTCTCCGCCCCTAGTGTCAAATATAAAGCCACCATAAGCAGAGCCTGTATGATAAAAACCAACATATCTACCTTCCCACAAAAAACCCTTTATTGTTGAGGGGTAATAGCTTGATTGCCATTGATCTGGACTAATAATACCTTCGGTAACAACTCTAACTTCTGTACCTGCCGCAGCAACCAACCCTTCAGGACCTGCGTACAAAACAAATGCGCCCATATCTACTAGAGATTTTTTACTTGAACAAGACTGTGCTGCTTCCATACGATAAGCAGTCATGGATTGTGGGTCAGTACCTGAGATTAAATAAGGTCTACCCTCTGTAGTTACAATCAAACCATTGCCTGCGGCACCAATAGCAACAATATTATCTTCTAAAGTAATTCTGTACGTGACAGGCCAAGCATGTGGTAAGAAAGGCTCTGAGAAACAAATACGTTTTCCTGTAAAACCAGCAAATACCCCATTCGGTAAAGCAGTTAAACCTTTCATAGGGCCATCGGGATACAAACTTGTATCTTCATTCGGTGGGCCAATCCAATAAGTAGAAGGGATAATTTCTTGTAAAGCCGAGTTTTTAGAAGTATCTGTAAACGTTGTGGTAGCTAAAGTAACTTCACCAACAAACTGAAAAGCTGTTGTATTTGAGCCAGTATTGGATCTATATATACGCTTTTTACTTAGATTAGTGTTCGTTCGACCGGTGCCCGAGGTACTTGTTTCAAGGCCTGATATCGTTACGCTTCTATTATCATCCGTAGTTATAACTGTAGAAGCTGCTGATGGTGGTCCTTCTTCCCCATAAGCACTAACAAATGTATACACATAAGAAGTACTAAAATCTGTCAGAGCACTAGAATCATCGTTAAATGTTGCACCATTTGTAACAGAACTAGATGTACCTGATGAGGTAGCTGCACTATTTACTTCAACGGTTAGAGTTGTTGCACTGGGTACAGATACAATTTTATGATCTAAGTTTATATCTGTAGCTGGTATACCATTTGTTGCAAGCCCACTACCACCACCAAAACTAGATAATGTTACATAATCGCCTACAGACGCACCGTGATTACTCGCTGTAGTAACTGTAATCGTGGAAGAATTAATTGTTGTAGTTATCGTAGCATCAATAGAGGTTGGCGCTACAAGGGCCACGGTCGGTGCTGCTGTTGGTGCTGGTATACCTAACCTGTAAAAATTACTTGGGAAAGGGGCAGATCCAACAATAACATCACTTCTACCCATACGTGGGTAAGACTGTCCTGACCAATAAACTGTATCGTTTGTATCACCAGCTATGGGACCTGGAACTACATCCACGTCCTCGTCAAACTGTAACCATCTTTCGGGTGAGTCTGTGTATTTAAATATACTGGTTCTACTTGAATTACTTAATACAAGTGTTTGTGAATCTTGAGTAATAGGGACAAGCCTGCCGCTGTCTAGGTTTACATCAATTGCTGTTTGAGCTAGGTTATCTTTTAGTAATCTAGGTGAGACTTGAGGAGCAAGTCCGCCAAACGTGATGAGTTTAAAATACGCCATATCATTTGAAAGTATACACGATTATGCTAACTATTCCTGCGAAGATAATCCAAAACGCTCTTTCAAACATGCTAACCCCCTTTGTATTTACTATGGCTTTTTGTTCAACAATTTCTACCCTATCTTCTAAGCGGTCCATTCGCATAATAAATCTGTCATTTTGTTTCAATACAGTTGTTACCCTTTCTTCAATGCGTGCAATAGCTACTATTGCATCAGCTAATTTATCAATTTTAGTATCTAATTTATCTAATCTATTTGATACATCGTCGATCATTTGTAACTCCATATGTGGGGGCGCGGGCGCGTTGCCTCTGCTTCAAGGGTGTCGAGATGGATAAACCTGCTATCACCATGTTGTTTTACACCTAGACCCGTTATACCGTGTTTAAGGGCTACCTCAATAAGTTTTAAGGCATCCTTTCCTCGTATAAGTATGTCTATCGCCTTGCCCGATGCGTGGGCTCCTGGCTTGGATTTTTTAGCTTCTATAGGATGGGTCTTATCTCTATACCCGCTAGTAATAACAAAAGGTACCCCTACCTCTTCTCGTATTGTATCAAGTTTATGCATGAAGTCATCATCCATTTCACATAAACCTGTATGTTTACACTTTACTTCATCCTCAGTAAAGTACTTCCAGTTATTCTTCTTCTTTCTCCACATACTTAATCTTATCTTCCTTAAGGGTTGTTTTAAGTTCCTCAGATATTAGTTTTTGTGCTGCTTGATTAATACGCAAATCATAAGAAATATTAGCAATTTCTTGCTGTAATTTAACAAGCATGTTAAAACCTTCTATTGCTCTCGGGGTTAAATCTTCAATTTTATATTCAAAACCATCGAAATTAACCGTTTTTAGATCATTGTCAGCCATAAATTACTCCTTAATTTAATCTTCTTTTTTGTCAGGCGTGTTTGATGCCCCAAAATAAAATGATATCACAGCACTAGCTAGTCCGCCAAGGTATCCAAGAACTAAGTTAATTAAAGCTTCAGAGTTTTGTTCTGGTGGTTGTAAGGTAACTAAGAAAATATACCCAAGAAAACCACCAACTACAGCAGTTCCCATAATTCTCGCTGTCCAATCTCTTGAAAAACTACTTCTTGCTTGTTGTTTATCCTGTACTTCGAGAGCGAAGATATCTACCTCAAGTTCTTTCATTTGAACTTCAAAGTTTTGTTCTGCTTTTTTAAGTTGAAGCATTTGCTCCGGGGTTGCTTGTTGTATAGCTTGGTTAATTGCTTTTGGTTCTGGAGCACACCCCAAAACATCAGCAACAATAGAAGCTGCTTGACCACCCAAAGGACCACCTAAAGCAGACCCTAATGTAGGAGCCAAGGCCCCAACTAAATTTTTTATTGCACCAAATTTCATAATTACCCCGCTAATGGATTTTTATTTTCTAATTTACTTTCTAACTTATCTACTTCTTTATTAAGAGATTGTATGTCAGCTTTAATTGTAGCTATATCTGTTTTTATTTCAGTAACATCTGGAACCGTTATACCATCTATTTGTTTTTCTAAATACTGAACAGATTTTTCTATGCCACTAAACCTTTCTTCAATAGCTTTTTGTGCCACTTTGGTATCACCTATGCCACCAATTTTAGCTTCTAAATTTGCTATACGGTTTACATAAGTAGCTCCTGTATAACCAAATCCGGCAAGAGTAGAAACAATTCCTACTAAGGCAATTACCTGTGTTGTTTTATTTTGAAACCAATCCATAAAACCTCCTATAAATTTGGTTGCATTTCTTTTAAATTAGTCAAAGTTGTAATGCTTTGACCTGCAAGCTCATAAAAAGCTGCAGTGTTATCTAATAGTCTGTTATTAGTATAAATGTTTTTTGGCTCATACCAAAATTCTTTTTCTGGTATTGATACTGCTCTATAGGTGTTAAATCCAGGTACAAAACCTATATAAGAAATTACAAGGTCTTCAGACCCATACTCCCCAGTTTCTTCTTGTTTAGCTATTACATCTTCTTGTGCAGCCTGCATGTTTTGTGCAATAACATCCTCCACTAACTGTTCTGTTTCGGTGTCTGTAGAATTTGTAGGCATAGATATATCTATCTGACTTTGTATGGTTTGTGTACTAGTGGTATCAACTGCGACACTGGTTGTCTCTACAGTATCTGTCTGCGTTCCTGTTGAAGACGAAACAGTTGCGCTCATGTTTAATACCTGGTTGTTTTGTGCAGTAGAAGATGCAAACTGATCTGAAATACTTGGGGAACTACTAGTGCTTATGCCCCCAGAAGAGCTACTCATGTTAGAAGCTGTTGTAGATGTTCCCCCTTGGGCCCCTACAGAACTACCCGAGTCAGTACCACTTACACTTTGTTTTGCTGTTGTTATAGTTGATGCAACAACTTTTAAAGCAGTTTCTTTGCTTATAGAACTTTTTTCGTCTGTAATAAATTCTTCTGGAGTTTCTTCTATGGGTTTTTCCTCAATTACTTCTTCTACAAGTTCTTCGGGTTCGTTAAAAACGAGTTCCTCTTCCATGACTGCTTCTTCAAACCATTCTTCTAGCTCTTCAATTGTTTCTATCTCAATAAAAGTTTCTGGTTCAGTAAAGTCTTCTACTAAAAATGTTTCCTGAAATATAAATTCCTCTACCAGTAAATCTTCTAGGGGCAGTTCTAGTGGGTCTTCAAACTCTAGTCCTATTTCAAAAGGCTCTAGGTATTCTTCATAAACCTCAAAGGCTACCTCTTCTTCAAAAATAAACTCTGGCTCTTCAAAAAACTGTTCTTCAACCTCAAATACATATTCTTCAAATATAGGTTCTTCTTCGTAGCCAAAATATTCCTCTTCATACCCATAGTCAAAATATTCTTCTTCTTGAAAATACCCTATGTCTGCATCTTGTCTATACCCCGGACAAAAAGGCCCATACTGCGGGTCTAAACCACACTGCCAGTCATCATAAGCCTCCCAGTAGTAAGGACACGATTCTGAATATAATTGATCAATATTGCATTGTTGAGTTTGATAAGCATCTGCATAACCACTACAACTAGAATCATTTAAAGGATTGCTGCAATCAATATTATTGCCACTACCTGCCCCATACAAAGACCCCCCATTTTCTAAATTTTGGTTTTTGTCTGAATTATTCCAATCAGTGTTTACACAAGTAGACGAGTTGGTTGATCCAGTATTACATTCATCATGATAATAATAAGTGTATGAATCTTCTTTTTTAGATCCTACTTCACCTATTAATACATCATGATTAATAATATCTAAATGACCGTAACGCAAATCAAAAGAGTTATTGTTCCAAAGTATTATCTCAAAGCTGTTGTCTGATGCTCGGTTGTACTCTCTCATGTCGTACCAACCAAATATCATTTTGCTTGAGTCTCCCCAAGACTTCATACGAGAATCAGAGTCTCTAATTAAGTCAGTCCAGAAAGCATATATGGTATAGGTGTGTTGCCCGTTAATAGGGTCAGGAGTATAGTCATTGCAATAGCTACCACTATTCCCAAAATGCAAACATCCATTCGTTGCCATCCTTGCTTGGCTAAATGTAGAGCCATAGAAAGTAAAATCAAAAGAAAGGTCAATTGCAGGGCTAATACCATCATCAGAAACTTCGTATGCTAGCTCGCCCTCAAAATTGTTAGCGTTTGTTTGCAGGTGATATAAGTCTTGTCCTGATTCGTAAGTGTATTGTCCATATACACTAAATGATAGCAGACTAGCTACTGCGTAGCATAAAATTCTTTTTTGCATTGTCTGTTGGTTTTAGTTTTTCTTGTGTAAGTTTTTTTGACTAGCCCCACAACGTCTTTATTTATTTTGTTTCTACTAGGATTAAATTCATGCGTGCATTTTTGTATAAATAACTTTTCTTGTTCTTTAGCATCAGGCCTTTTAGATTTGTTTTCTGCCCAAGCTTTTGTCGCTTCCTTACCTATCTGACCTTGGTAAGGGCAAGGAGTACCAGCCATTTCCATAGCCTTAAATACTCTCGGGTCTTGACAAAGTATAGATACGGAAGCCACTTTCATGCCGGTATCATATAGATACTTGGAAAGTTTTAAGCGTTCACAGTTCTCGTCAGTTACAGTTGCTCCTGTAGAGAACCCAAATACTTGCCCTTGAAATGCACCAGAACGACCTACAGTACAGAGGTCTTGTGAGTAAGACATAATACTAGGCGCTATAGCAGAAGCAGGGGGTGCTTTGCTTTTTACATTTTGGTTGATAGTTTGCGTGCTATTCGATTCGTTGATGTTTCTATTCGTGTTGTCAGTTTTTGTGTTATTTTCGTTAATATTTTTGTTATTAGTAGTAACATTTGAGTCTGACGTAGATGAATTGATATTCGTGTTAGTCGAAGTGTTGACGTTAGTGTTGTTAGAAGTGCTCGTATTATTGACATTTTGATTTACCGTAGAATTAACCGTTGAATTAGAAGTTGAAGTATTGATATTATTGTTCGTATTAGTATTGTTCGACGTCGAGTTACTAACATTATTGTTGTTGTTTGTATTCGTCGATACGTTGGTGTTGTTGTTAGTGTTCGTCGATACATTGGTGTTATTATTTGTATTGACGTTAGTGTTATTATTTGTATTGGTGTTGTTATTGGTGTTGGTATTAGTGTTTGTCGTCACCGTAGTGTTAATTGTTGTTAACCCATTGTCCTCACAATATTGTGTTCCTGCAGTACAGTCACCCACCGGATCCGCTTGGGAGAAGTTAATAAAAAGAAGTGGTATTAAATATGTTAATTTTTTCATGTGTCCAGTTGTTAAATTTTGTTATTTTCATATTAACCTAGTTTAGTTAGCTGCAATATATGCTTTACCTGTAGCAATCGCATCTGTATAGCTAGACTTATCTGATGAGTCTCCTACTACGTCAGGTGTGTCATCATTTTCATCTGATGGCTCATAAGCCAAGATAAGTTCAAGATGGTCTACATTGTTTTGAACTATTTGATTTTTTTCTTCTTGGGTGAGTCCAATAATAGAATATGTACCATTATTAATCTCATTAATAATGTTAACGCTATAAGTTGCTGCTGTTAGTACTTCTGTTACTGTTTGCATATTATCCCTCTAGAGTTTCAATTCTTGCTGTTAAAGCATCTATCTTATCATCTGCTTCTTGTAATGCTTTGACTAGCATTGGTATAAGTGCTGATGGTGAAGCTGTATATACTCCATCCGTTGTTTGTTTAAATATTTCGTGTCCTGCATCACCAGCATCAGCATAGTTTGCAATGGTTGATTCTAACTCTTGTGCCAAAAATCCATGTTTGTCTACACCATGTTCTGTAGGTTGTACTCTTTCTTCTGAGCCTTCTTCATAAATAGTAGGAAATGTAGAAGAATCAACATCCTTCTTTTTTTTCCACTTAAATTTGACTGGTCTTAAATCATTAATAAAAGATAAACCTAAAGGCTCATTTACGACATCTGTTTTAAGTCTTTCGTCTGAAGTTCCTGACCAAGATGAACTACCCTGTTGGTTATAAGTTCTGTTAGCGTTACCCCCAAGAGTATTATAACCACTTCCTATACCTGTAACTCCATGTCCTATAACATTTTCAGTATTCCCATTACTTGCATGGTTTGTTTGTGCATTATAGCCAATAATTGTATTATGGTAACTACTAGTGAATGAACTTCCGCCATAAGCACCAATACAGACATTTTCACTTGATGTGGCTGCATAACCTGCTCTTGACCCATAAAAGGTATTGTAATTAGC